TGGACGTTTGCACTAGCCTGTTGGGCCTGTGTTTGTCTATCGTATAAGTCAGCGTCTAGGCGTAATGCCTTGTCGTAAGCCTCATCCAGCGTATTAGCCATACCGCCTTGTAGCAGTTGGATCATTGCTGGTCGAAGCTCCTCGAAATACTCTTTCTTTTGTGAGAATGAGTCTATTTCGCCGTTCATAATCTTGCTAGATTCAGCTTCCTTCTCTTGCTTCCATTGCTGCATCTCGCCGCGCACTGAGTTTAACTCGTTGCGTAGTCCGTATACTATATCATGCTGTGGTGCTTGTTGCACACCATCCTGATTTGCAGCTCCCATACCATATTGCTCTCTCAACTGAGCAAAGTAGTATTCCTTTTCCTGTGGCGAGCCGTTGCGTAGGATGTTATCTGCTTGCAATAACCCGCTAATGGCTTCACTAGGCTTGATTCCTAGACCGTTTATCGTATTAAGATATGGCTGTACTACCCGTTCCATCTCGTCAGCGTACTGAGCTTTAGATATAAGCGGCTCAACACCAGCCCTCATCTGCTCTTCACGTTGCCATGCGTATTCTTGTAGTTTTGGCGATGCTGCCGCCCATTCCTCATGGTAGTCCTTCTTCCATGATGCTGGCGCCCTTTGCCATACTGGAGGCTCTTCTACTACTTCTGGAGCTTCTACAGGGGTATTTGGTGCGTATTTACCATCAGCACTGCGTACTCTCTCAGCCTTTGGCTCTGTCTCTAATTCATCAAACTGCTGTGCTAGTAGTTCTTTTCTGTCTATTACGTTTGTATCAGGTACTGACTCTGGCATATCCATTTATTTCTCCCTGTGGGGGTTATTGGTAAACCTTTGGTTATCTCGCATCCGATCCATTAGCTTGTTAGCTTGGGAATGCGACATATTTGCTAATTGTGCGCTTAATACTTCTCTGCGTGTATCTTTTACGACAGGTGCGCGGCTTGTCATAGTCTCGTTACCGACCTCAAAGCAGTTATGCTTCCTTAAATGCTCACGGTGCATAGCCCTGCCAGTAATCATTGTGCCATCAGCCATAGACTTGTAAGGAGCTATGTCAGGCATGATGTAGACCTTAGCATCATACTGCTCATCACCTAAAGGAACGGCCTCACCGTCTACATATACCCAAGATTTTCTCATAATAAGGTTAGTATTTCCTCGTCATCCATGTCTATGTAATTACTCCAAATTGCCTCAACCCTGTCTAGGTCGGCAAATAGAGCATCAAAGTCAATCTGTCTTACTGGTACTTCATGTTCTACAACTATCTGCGTAAACGGCTCTGCTATTTCCTCTAGCTTTTGTCTACCTTCAACAAATATCTCATAAGAGTTAATTATTGCTAGTCTGCGCCTATCTGCCTTTGCTTTCTCTGCCGCTAATTTTTTACCTAAGAAGTCACCATCATGGGTGTCATCTATGATAATTGGCTGCAATACAACAGTTAAGTCACCAGCCTGACCTGTAGATGCAACACCTGTTAACGATACAACTACATTAGTACCAACAGTACCTACATCACCTGTGGCCTGTACTCCACTTACCGCTACAACTATCTCTTCACTCTCAGTTCCAGCATATCCTATTGCTTCAACACCAATAAGAGCAATAGTTATATTAGATGTAGCTGTGCCTACTAAGCCTGTTGCTTCATTGCCAGTTACAGGGAGACTATCCCAATACGCAGCATTCCAAGTACCAGTATCCCATGCTCCTTGAGCCATTAAGCAATTCTTAGCAGTGCGTTAGTAGAATCATTAGTCGGCATAGTCAGAGTGAAATTACCAGCAGTAATAGTCTGAGCGCCAAAAGTATGCACAGATATTGCCTTGTTGCCTTGTGTAGAGTTGTAGACCAGAGCGCAGTCAAATGATGTTGTTAGTGTGACGTTAGTCCAGCTAAAACTGGCGCTAGGAGTCCAGTAGGCAGTAGTTCCACTATTGGCAGGAACATTTGCGTTTGTAACCGCTATACCTCCAGCAGTGTAGTTTGTACCTGTAACCTCGCCTGTAGTGCCATAGGCTGTCGTTTCAGCGCCTTGACTAGAGCTTGCTAGGTATAAGGCTGTCTTTAACAAATCTGCTGCTGTAGAGACTCTGACAACGCTTGTTCCAAATGCGTGTATTCCGCTTAATATCTCAGTCTTAAAACTAGTACACATTGCTTGGCTATTAGACATTGAAGCCTCCTATTTCACTTGTTGAAACCAATGCTTTCTTCAATGTCACATTTACTGATCTATGCACCAATTCACTTTCATGCCAATACTCTAGCCATTTTGTACTCTCATTATCATTTTCGATAAATCCTTCACGCTTTTCCAAAAGCGCCTCATCCATCTCGCCTTTGGTTGTATTAATCACTATGCACCTCTACGCTAACAACCTTACCGTCTGCATCGCGCACTACGCGCTTTGGTGCTGACATCATCTGCATAGCTGTACCTATTCTATCCATAGTCTGACCATGTATGTTTGCCATGTTGTCTTGCACATCAGCCATTCTTTGTATTGCATTGCTTACATTATCGCCTTGACCAAGCACAATAGCAGCTTCATTGTTAGCGGCCTCTTCTGCCTCACGCACCTTATCTACCTGTGCCTTTGCGCCTATCTCCGCAACCATGATTCGAGTAGATGACTCTAGCTCCGCCTTCCAGCGATTGAACTGATCTACAGACTGTAGCTCCTGCATCTTCATCTGCTGGCGCATCTGCTCTAAGTTAGCATCGGCTTGAATCTTCATCTGCTCTATCTGTAGGTCTGCCTGTACTCGTGCTTGTTGAGCCTGTACGTCCATCTGAGCCTTCATCTGTGCAGCCTGTGCATCTGATTGCACTCTCATCTGGTCAGACTGCTGCTGCGCTTGCATCTTGATTTGCTCAGGGTCAGGCTGCGGCTGTTTAGGCTGCTGTGATGCTGCCTTCATCTGCTCCAGTGCGGTATCTAACGTGCCTTCAATCGGCTCTGCTTGCTTAAACGCTCCGATACCGAACTTCATCACCTCTACCAGCATTGGTATCATCTCAGGTGACTCACGGCCTACAGGTAAGGCTTGACCTAAGAAGCCGCCAAACGCTGTTAAGAACTCTACACGGTTACGCTTGTTCTGATCTTCATCCAACTGCACCAGACTGTCAGCCTCGACATCTATTCTAAAGTTAGCTAGTGGCGAGTCTTTAAGAAGCTCTATAGCCTGTGGTATCAACTGCTGATCTGCCTCAGACATCTGCTGTGCAGAAGCGTACTGCAATAGAGTCTGTGGCTGGAACTTGGTACACATGATCTGCGCCTTGAGCTTAATCAGGCTAGACGCAAACAATGCCACCTCTTCCTGCATTGCTCTTAATCTTAGCCCGGCATACTGGCCCTTGATCTGTTGTGCAGTTGCGGTCTCGCTTGCACTGGTCTGACCCCTGATAATGTCAGATATGCCTGTAATCTCGTAAATCTGGCTCTTTATGTCCTCTCTTGCCCGGTAGCAGTTGATGAGCGTAGCAGCTATGACATCTAGCGGTAGGATGTCGATACTACCCTTCAACCCACCCTTTTCACTGAATGCCATCCACTTATCGACAGGTATCAGAGTATTATTGTCTCCCTCTGTCAGTAGACGTTGTAGTGTTGGCTGGCTTGCGTCATATACTCCTCGTACCCTTAAAGCCTTGACCAGACCATCAATTCTGTCGCTCAAAATGTCCAGCTCTGTAGCTTGATCCTGATACAGCACGAAGTCAGGTACAGGCACTAGAGAATCAGAGGTTAAAGTAGCGTACAGAGGCTTGCCACAAGGGAAAAAGCCTTCTACCTCGATGGGGTCATCACGCTCGTCTATGATGTAGTTGCTGTTCTTGCTAAACCAGTAGACCTTGCCGCTTTCCTTATCCCATAGCTCACATATCTTAGCGCGTGTATGCTCTTTGCTAGACTGACCATAGGAAGTTAGTGTCTGTGGGCCGCTGTCTAAAGGTATCTTCTTTGCAGACTCCTCGCCAAAACGCTCTATAAGCGCCTCGCGCGTCATGTAAGCCCAGCGCCATACTACCGTAACCTCTTCCCATGTACGAGCTACTGAGTGACCAAAGTCCTTCCAGTGAACGTAATCGGTTGGAGCGCACTCGTACTCGATCTCCTCGTATGTCTCTACCTCATCAGAGTCCTCAGTGACCTGTAGCCCGTCCTCTGGCATATCGCGCTCAATTAGATGCGGCTCGTAGCGTACCCATGCAACACCGCGACCGCCTAAGAAGCGATCCTGCACCGCATTCTTCATGGTTGCCCGGAAGTCTGGGTAATGCTCAATCTCGTAGTCAATAGCTCTCTGAATGATCTGTGATGCTACGCGACCTACTTGGTCATTGTCTCCAAACCTGCGTGATACGTCAGCCATCGGTAATTTGGAGTAGACCGCTGGGATTAAGGTCTGTACGTTTGACCAGAGAATATTAAACTTTGCCGTCTCGTTACTGTTCTGGCTGCGGTTATCATCTCTGTAGCGTTTGACGATCTTTGCAGAACGAGCCTCCCACTTCTTGAACTCGTTGTCGTATGCGCCGATTACGTTCAGATACTTCTCAATTGGAGTTTCGGTCATTTTCTTCCCTTAAGTGCTTCAGTAGTCTTAGGTCGTTGAATCATAGCGCCGCCTACACCATTGCGCTCTGGCACACTCATAGCCTGACCATCGCCATATCTCACAATCTGATCTTTTACTGGCACATCAAACATACTTGGAGGGTATGAAGCTGCTCGTTCTGCGGCTGTCATGTTCATACGTGACTGGGTTAGGCGAGCTTCGGTTTCTCCGGCTAGGCGGTGGTAGGCTTTATAACGTCCTTCTGGTGAATCAACATTACGAATAGCCATTTGCTTAATTTCAGCTTCTGAAAGTGTTGGCGTAGGTGATGAATAGGGATTGCTTGGGTCGTATTTATTGAGTCCGCGAAGTTGGTCTACTTGCTCAGAAAGTAATTTATTCCGTTCTCCTGCATGGTACGGCCCATTTACAATGTCCCCACCCCTAGCGAACCCCTCCCGCTGCTGGATGGCGTGCTGGAGTTCGTGGAGGGTGGTGGATTTGGCTTGCGCTGAATCTGGAGCCATTACTGTTATTCCGTCCAACTGATCGTAATATGCGCCCTTAAAACTTGGGTCATCTTTATTCACAATCTTTAGACTTGGCGCATTTGGATATGCACGCTGTAAGTCTCTATGATTTATTACGTCATAAGCGTCTTGTGACGATGATTTCCCGCCAGCAGCAGGGAAGTCTACTTTCGCCGCACTATCATCAATCTCAAATCTAGGCTTGCCATCTGCAAAGGCAAAAGTCCATTTTGTCTTTGCATGAATTTGCTCATCAGGAACTCCGGCTGCTTTCATGTCTTTAGCTACTTTTAACGCTCCCTTATCGGCTGTTTTAGCTCCTTCACCCGCAAACATACGCGTTCTAGGATCAAGCGCAGCCCTACCGATACCAGTACCCGTCTCGATCTGTCTAGCGCCTTCTCTCAGTGCAGCCTTACCTAGATTTTTAGCCGCTGGCATCATTGCACCAGTGACTCCAGTAAGGTCAACCACTTCTGGCCTTAGCGTTGTAGTCTGTCCTCTGCCTGTAGTTATGCGCCCACCGTAGCTTAGATCGTCTAGCAGTCTGTTAACATTCCTCAGCGGAAGCAGATCACCACCACGCATACCTCCAAATAAGGGGTCGCGCTCAGGTACTACATATCTATCGGCTTGATCTGATAAATAGCCAGCAGCGTCAGCAACAGCGCCAAGAAACCTATTACGAGGCTGTTTAGTTACTGAGTCTTGCCTAGCTAAGGCTTTGGCTAGTTGCTTAGGACTAGGCATAGGTCATTTAGGCATTGGTGTGTACGATTCTGGGATTTGCCAGAACGGAGATTGACCCTTAGAGATTCTATCCTTAGCATGAGCTAGAGACTTGTCATACACTGAGTTAGGTAGCGGCGATCCAGTTGTAGATGATCTCATTACATGACCAAGCTCCTCTTTGGTTAGTGTAGGAACTATTGACGGCATCTCAACATTCTTACCGTCAATATTCTGGCTAACACTATATTCAGTAGCGTAGTCACCGTTGCTCAGTGGTATACGGCCAAAGAACCCTTCAGCTTTAGGCTGATCTGGGTTATCAAATCTAGGCCCATGACCAAAGTCTACCGTTCCCGGCGCGTACTTGATTAGACCAGCAGCTAGTTGCTTAGGACTTGGCATTATGCTGAGAATATACCTACAGCCATGACCTCAACACCCGCTCCTGTCGTTACTTTCCATGCACCAGTAGTAGATGCAGCGTTGATCTCGATATTGTAGACATTGATACCTGTGCCGCATGATGCAGGAAGAATGGTATGGCTCAATATGCCTACGCCTGTTCCATCTACCAGAACTACATTGCCTGTAGCAGCGGTGCTGACTGTACATATTAGTCTGTGGATGTAGTCACCGATTGCGCCTGTGCCGCCTAAGACTTGTGCTGTTTGACTGACTGCAACGTGTTCGTATTGGTATCTAAATGGTGATTGT